GGTTCTATAGTGCATGCGTCTATTACCTTTTTTATTAATGGTAATAATACTTTATCTTGTAAATTAGAACACGTTAAACACATACGAGACGACGAACCTATTTTAACAGGCAATGCTCCAAAAAATGCTACTGATAAATTTGCATTACTTACTGATGATGTAGAACCAGAAAATAAGTCAGAAAACGAAGTAGATTTATTCTAGCATATTAACAAAATGAAATGGTTTTTGGATACCGAGTGTTATCCTAACTATTTTCTTATCGTACTCAAATCCTTAGATGGTCAGTTATTGGAGTTTGAGTACGACCAAGAAACCTGTTTTGATAAAGCACAACTCGTTAATATATTATCACGTGATCTTACAATAGGATTTAATTCTAGGTTTTATGATATTCCTATGATAATGCGTTTTATTAAGGAAAATGATAAACCAACGAATGATCAACTAAAAAAGTTATCTGATGAGTTGATACTTTCTGATAATAGTTTTGATATTATTAGTAATAATTTCTTATGGACACCTCGCAAGTGGAATCATATTGATATAATTAGAGTATTGCCTAGTAAGTGTTCACTTAAAATGTATGGTGCAAGAATTCATACTAGAAAACTACAGGATTTACCTTACGACCCGTCAAGAGTGCTTACAAGAGAAGAGAAAAACATACTTAAATTTTATTGTATTAATGACGTTGATATTACAAGAGATTTGTATTTGCAAATACATGATGAATTAAAACTTAGGTGGGAAATAGGAAAAGAACTAGGTGTTGATTGTAGAAGTAAGTCAGATGCGGATATTGCAGAAATTTATTTTAAAAATAAGTTTGCAGATAGTGTTATTCCAAAAGAAAAATCAATAAGATTTAAATACAAACCACCTCATTATTTATCTTATGACAGTGAAAATATTAATAATATTTTAGGTGAAATAACAGGTTTTGAGTTTACCGATAAAACCAATTTGAAGAAAGATGTTAGTTTTGTTGGTAGAGAAATAAAAACCAAGACAAATAGTTTTACTATTGGAATTGGTGGGCTTCATTCTAAAGAAGAAAGTATAGCTTTATTTACAAATGATAATCAGTTTTTGATAGATGTTGATGTTACTTCATATTATCCAAGTATTATTATAAACAATGGGATATATCCAAGTAATATTGGTAAGGAATTTCTGGAACTATATAAGTCCTTGCGAGATAGACGTCTGCAAATAAAGGATAAAACAAGTACTTCTAGCAAGTTTTACAAGATCGTACTAAATGGTACTTTTGGTAGACTTGGTTATAAAAAAAGTATTTTGTATGATTTAGAGAAGATGATACAGACTACTATAACGGGTCAACTATGTTTATTAATGCTTATTGAAGAGTTGGAAAAACATGATTTTGAAATAATATCCGGTAATACTGATGGACTTACTGTAAGAGGAAAGATACGTAATACCGATAAGTTTAATGAGGTGTTGGAAAAATGGGAGTTTTTGACCGGTTTTGAACTGGAAAAAACATATTACGATAGGATTTACATAAGAGATGTTAATAACTATTTGGCAATAAAGTCTAATGGAGGAGTTAAGACTAAAGGATTTTTAAGTATGAATGATTTATCAAGGAACGCTCATCTTGGAATAGTAAAGAAAGCCGTAAAGAATTATCTTACAAATGGATATCCAATTGAAAATACTATTAGAAACGGAGCAAAAGAAGATTATATACTAACCAAGAAAACAAAGTTTGGTGCTAATTTTAAGGGTGAATATTTAGGCAAAGTTGTTCGTTGGTATTATAGAACTGACGGGGATTATATTCTAAATATGAAAGGACATAAAGTACCTGATGCAAATGGTGCATATCCAATAATGAACTTGGATGATGAGATGGTTAATATTGATTATTCAAGGTATTATCAGGAAACAATAAAAACATTAAAAACGATAGGATTTAGTTTATGAAAATGGAAGAAAAGTTGAATGAAATAGAGAATTTATTAGCGGATTTTGATAATAACGCAAACTTATTTCAAGAAAAGTTATTAAATAAGTATGATAACGATGTTCCTGAAGAGCAATATTTAAATGACAAATATATTATCAAATATTTAAGTGATATTTGTGAATTTATAGGTAAAAGAAATGATTAAAATTTTAGCTTGGTTATTATTGATAATATTTTCACCCCTTATAATTATCATAGGTAGTTTAGTAGGTGTTTTTATGCTTATAGATGCAATAATTTGTGAGATGGAAAGAATACTTAATTATCAAATACAACCATATATTACTTGGAAGATAAAAAGTGTTAGAGAAAGATTTAGAAAAAAAGATAGTAATTAAAGCTAGGAAACTTGGTTATCTTACATATAAGTTTGTCTCACCTAGTAATAGAGGTGTGCCGGATAGAATCTTTATAAGTGAAAATGGTAAATTGTTTTTTGTTGAGTTTAAGTCTAAAAAAGGTAAATTGAGCGAGTTACAAAAATTAAAAATATCGGAGTTAAGATCAAGAAAACAATCAGTATTCGTAGTTAATGATGAGGAATTAGCTATGGAAATTTTAGAAAAATATAAATAAGGAGTAAATAAATGAAAGGTATTAGATTTAGTTATTATGCGGATTGTTATGAAGAAAAATATTATATAGTTAAGACTGACAATAATGAACATGAATCTCGGCAACAAATAACAATGGATGAATATAAAAAAGGTATGTTATTAATTAATGAAACATTAAACAAATATGAGTAAATAAATGAAAGAAAAATTAGAAAAAATACTTAAAAAATATAATAAAAAAGAATATGTTTTTATAACAGATGGTACAAATATTTTAGCAAATGCTAATTTAAATTGTGAAAAACATATTCTAGCAGAAATTGATATAGAATTAAGAAATGAGATTGAAAAGTTTTTAAAATCTGTCTATATAAAAAATTATATTTTAATATTAGATGGTTTTACAATAATAAGTAGAGTTAAAAGTTGTGAAAAGTGCAAAAAAGAAACTGAACATTTTTTCTCTGAAGTAAATAAATTTTCTATTGCAAAGACTACTATTGTAGGAAGCGATAAAGATTTAGATAGAGAATTTAATACTAAATGTTAAAAGAAACACAACTTTATCATTACCAACAGGAAGTAGTTATTAATATCCTCAAAACAAAAAGAATATTTGTTACTCAAGAAATGGGGCTTGGTAAAACAATTGCGTCAATAACGGCTTTTACTAAGGTGTTAAATAAAGAAGTTAAAAAATGCCTTATTATAGCTCCTTTAAATGTTGCTAAAACTACTTGGGTAAATGAACTTGATAAATGGGAGCATACAAAAAGATTAAGATATTCTGTTGCCGTAGGTAGTGAGAAACAGCGATTGGAAGCTTTGCAAAAAGAAGCTGATGTTTATATCATCAATCAAGAAAACATACCTTGGATGTTTACAAAAGGTTTTAGGAGGTATGGTTTTATTATTGTAGATGAAAGTACAGGATTTAAGTCTCATAATTCTAATCGTTTTAAAGCATTAAGACATTTTATATCTCTCTATATGGTGCTTCTTACAGGCACACCATATCCTAATGGGTTTATGGATTTATGGAGTCAGATATATTTACTTGATAAAGGACAGAGATTAGGTAAATACATAACTCATTATAGAAATCAGTATTTTACTTATGATGAACATAAGCGTAAGTATATCTGTCTCTATCCAAATACCATACTAGATAAAATAAAGGACATTACTATCTCAATGAAAGCTGAAGATTATCTTGAATTACCGGATAAAATATTTAACGAATTAAAAGTTGATATAGATAATTACGGATTATACAAGAAATTTGAGAAAGAATATTACTTGAGAATTAACAATGATGAAATAACGGCGGTTAATGCAGCAGTATTGTATTCTAAATTACTCCAATACTGCAATGGAGCTGTTTATAGCAGTAAAAATGACGGATCATATACAATCATCCATAATAATAAAATAGAGTGCTTAAAAGAGTTTGTAGAGCTTTATCCGGATGAAAACATATTAGTTGCTTATAAGTTTAGATGCGATGAAGAAAAGATAAAATTAGCTATTCCAACCAGTGTTACCTTAAATAGAAATAACACAATAGAAGTTCAAAACCAATGGAACGATGGGAAGATAAAATTATTGTTATGTCAGTGCGGTACTGCTAAAGGGTTAAACTTACAATATGGAGGTAGAATTATTGTGTGGTTTGGGGTTACTCCTGATTTAGAACATTATTTACAATTCAATGCAAGACTTCATAGACAGGGTCAAACTAAACCCGTTCTTATTTATCATATTGTAGCTAATAAATGTAAGGATGAACAAATTATTAAAGTTCTTGAAAATAAAAATGCTAGTTCTGAAATGATATATCAGGTGTTAAAAAAGTCAGAGTAGTCTACTTACCAACATAATAACAAAAAAGAACTTACTATTGGGATTTACCCCAGTAATAAGTTCTTTTTTATAACCCTAATTAGATTTTACTCAAACTAGGGTTACTCCAACAATAATAAAAAGAGAGGTTATTATTTAACCTTTTATGTGCAAATTTAATATAACACATTTATTTGGAAAGTTCAATACGATAAATGTCATATTTTAGCTTAAATAAATATAATTCATTTAACCAGTTATTCAAATTATCACATTTATTATAAGGAACACAGAGTTTTTTAAACTCATTCGTAGCAGATTCAGACATTAAAGGTAAAGGTGGAAGATTAAGTGTTGGCAAACTATTTTTTTGATTTAGGTTTTGACAACCTATCAATAGAAGAGTTAATATCAGTACGCTCAATATTTGTACTAATTTCAATGACTTTATTTTGAACATTTATTACCTTGTCTTTGTTTGTTATAATTCCAGATAAAGCTTCTTTCTCTGCTTTTAAGGTTCTATTTTTGTTAAATAGATAAAATGCAAAAAATCCCACAATACCAAGTATAATTTCTTTCAAATAAGAAAATATAAGCATTTTAAGATAACCATAATTTAATTTCTTCTTCTCTTCTTTTAAGCAATCCTTTTGATACTACTTTATTTATATATTTCCAACGTCTGAACTGATCAGGTACTTTATCAAACAATCTGTCATTAATAAACTTAAGTAACGTTGATTGTTTGAAGTTTGCAACACCTATATTGTATATAAGACTCATTAGAGCATCAAATTGATTTTGGTTGATATTTACCTTAACAAGTATGTTTAATGACTTCTCACGTGGTTGTAAGTCTTTTTTAAGCAAAATTTCTGCTTCTTCTTTTGTAATAGATGATGAAAAATGTTCATTAGGCAATATTACATGCCCATAGCCTATAGTGGGTTTACCGGCAGGACAGATGTATTCTTTATCGCTAAAACCCTCGTATTTCTTGATTAAAGTAAGTCCTTTTTGGGAAGTTTTCATGATGTAGGTGAGAAGTCTAGTTTTAGACCGGTTAGTATTTGTGTAATAAGTTCACCAAGTTGCTCAAGTGCATTATCATTACCAAATATGTAATGGGAGAATAATATAAAACAGGTAATAAAACCTATCCAGAAATTTATGTTTGTAAGAGTTGTTTTTACAAACTCAAACATCTATATTACCTAAATCAGTTCCGTCAGATATACCATGAACAGCTTGTAATAAGGTTACAAGTGATAATGATAACTGTCCAAATACCTTTACAAAATGATCAAGGTCGTTTGCTGCTGTTAGCATCATCAGGAGTAGAACATTTACAAGTACAAGATTCACTTGGATTAGATTCCAAGACTTTATTTGTTTTATTATCTTGTAAAAGATGTTCATTTTTGAATTTATAATAATAGTATTTATAATTTATATAGTTAAATTTAAAATATTCATCACTACTTATAGTATATATTACATTTATAAAAAAATTCTTTGTAATACTTTTATACTTAGCTTTTTATTTATTAAAAAACTAAATATAATACAATGTAAAAGTAGCGTAAATAAAAATAAAAATAAAAATATCACCTTTCATTCCAAGGTATTGTTTGTGGTTCTAACAACCAATCTTTACTATCTATTGCTTTTTCTTTTAAAATGGTTTTACTACCACCAACATCTTTTTTGATAGCATCATAAGAATACACATTAGCTTGTTTTAATAAAAATTTCAAGATATTTGTGTCATTTCCTTTCTCAATTAATCCAATTAGCTTAGCAGTTGTTTCAGGTTTGTCAAAACTGTTAGCTAATCCTCTGTAATATAACTTAACTAACTGGTTTGATACAACAGCTCCGGCAAAGCCTCCTACTGGACCAAAGGCAGCATTACCTATTGTTGCCCCTATACCTGTCTTAGTCGCAAACCTAGTTATTGCTTGTGTGATATCTTTACTACTATCAGAATTTATTTTTATTTTATTACTTATTTCACCCACTTTATTTAACACAACAGGTAATTTTTTTATAATAAATTCAGCTTGTTTTTCATCTCTAACTAAACTTCTAATCAGATTTTCATTATCTAAAATAGTACTTTGTATCTTAAAAGTATTAAAATCAAATCTATTATTAGTTTTTTCGTAATTTATGAAATCATCAAATATCAACTTTTTAAGTTTTATTTGTCTTAAGGCATCAAAAAGCTCTCTTGATTTACCATCCATTTTAGATATTAACTCTCTGTTTTCATTAATATCCAAATTGTATTTATGAGCTAAGTTAGTTAGACCTTGATCATTACCAGTATTTTTAAATTCACGTGCTTTTTCCAAATCTTTTTTATTTGGAAACTTAATAACATTACTTGTACTTGTACTTGTACTTGTACTTGTATATAATTTATTTATTTCATAACCATCTTTATCAACTATAGTGCGTTCACCGGTTAAGGGTCTTTTATTATTTAAACCTTTTTTATATGCAAATAATATCCGGTTGTAATAATCATCTGCTAATTGTTTATTTTGTTTTAAAATATCTTCTTTAGTATGAAAATTTTTATATTGTTCAGTAGTATTACTTAAAGCTTTTCTTACCTGTTCAACACCTCTACTGGTGTTCATTATGTTAGATATATATCCAGTAGGTTCACCTTGTAATAGTGTTTTAATAATTTCATCTTGGGTAAAAGAGAAATAAACTTTAGAATCAAAATCTAATGCTTTTCTGTAAGATGTTATAAATTCTTCAGGTAAGTTTCCTAAATCCGTGTTTTTCTCAATTATTCTATCAATTAATGATACGGCTTTTCTTTGCAATTCTTCAACATTACTATTTCCTCTATATGAAATATCATTTAAACTTTGTCTTTTATTTACAAGCTCTATAGGATTAATTGCATTTTTTACTATTCTTCCATTTACATTTCTACTTTCAGCAGAAGAAGCAGAGCTAAATAATCTATTAAAAGTATCTGAAACCTGTTCTATTGCTGAAATTTCAGCAGTATCATTTCTACTGGTAGGAGAAAATATTTTAAAATCATCTGATAATTGTTTTAATTCAGGTATAAATTCTTCTAAGCTAATAATACTGTTTTCATTACTACTTAAAATCTGCCGATATCTATCATGATTTAAATTTCTTTCCTTTGTTAAAACACTATTAAATTGAGGTAAAAGAGTTTTAAAATCTTCAATTTTATTAGTATAGGTAAGTTCACCAGCATTTTTAGAAAAATCACCTAAGTTTCTTTTTACAAAATCAATTAAACCTTGTTGCGTATCTTTTAATAATTTTTCTTTTAATGTATAATCAGGTAAATACAAACCTAATTCTATTGCTTTTGCATTATGTTTTTGTAATGTATAAGCGTTAACTAAATCTTTATTTTTAGTTAACT